GTCATTTGGGAAGAGCAAGGTTGACCTGAAGATCGGACTGAATCATGGGTCGTTCCTTCAAGGAGGGACCATTGACTCCGACAGTGGCGACTGCCAAGGTGACCGTATTGAGCACTACGAGTATGCTATCCTCCTAACCACGGAGGAGGTCTCAATCTCAATCCCCGAGAGGACCCTAACGACTCAAGGAGTAACACTCGAGTTGAAGCATCCCTGCGATGCGGCCCTCGGCTGCTACGTCACCCGCGAGGTACCTACCTTCACGTGCGACTCGGGAACGCTCCTTGAGGTGTATCGAGGCGAAATCGAGGAGTACACCGTGTCGGACAGGACAATCGTGCTCATCAGTGGGGAGCAGCAGGGGGCGCTCGAACTGAAAGACAACAGTGTCGTGTGCAACCTCGCCTTGAGACGAACCAATGAACAAAGGCTGTTCTATACGACCGACATGACACGTCCCCTTCCGCTCGCGGGGAAGATGGACCTCCCGATGTACATGTCGGCCCAAATGAGCTACCTCCACTATACGGCGGCCACCGATCGACATCAAATCGTTCGGCGTTTGGGGCATGACCTGTGCGAGGTGGAGCGACGAGTGATCATGAACACGCTCTCAATTCTGCGCAAGGAGCCCGACGTCATCAGCCATCTAGAGTATGACAGCTTCATGGGGAAGGGCACGAGTGGCATGAGGGCCGGCGAGGTGTTGTACTTGTTCGAGTGCAATACGATCAGTGTGCAAGCCAGAACAACCGGCAACATCTGCTATGAGTACATGGCCGTCATGGCGGAGGGAAGGCCAATGTTCCTGAAGCCGTTCTCCCACCATCTGGTCGAGTCGGCCCCCGAGATGTCATGCATGTCTCCAATTCGTCCTCTCTACCAGATCGGCTCTCACTGGTTTGATGCGCACACGAAGCAGGGTGTGGCCAGCCCGTACGTGCTTGAGCCATCGTCGCGTCAACGACACAACTACTCGGCAATCTACCGTCCCTCCGGCTTGATGACAAAGGCGTCGTTCGAGGCATTTGTCTCGTCCCTTCAGTCGCAGAGTCGTCGAACAACCATCAACTCTGTCATCACCGACGCCGCTCAGCCGGGGGCTGCCAATCGTCCTCACGGACCGGAGTACGACAATGCCCTCGAGACGCTCGGACTGGGGATCGCGGCCTTTGCGACCTTCCTTGAGAAGCTGGGCGCCTGGTTTGGCCTGATGGGCGGGGTGATTCTGCTGATCACGATTATCAAATCATCCTACTCGAAGTTCTCGATCTTCAAGATCATGACCGACGCCGGAGTCAGCATCAAGAACAAACTTCTGGCTCTATTCTGCTTCGACTCGTTCTCAATGGCCGAGCTTCTCAACAGCAAGATCGCTAACCGTGCCAAGGACATTGAGGTGGCAAAGGCGAGTGGTGGTGAGCAGAACGTTCGTCTCTTGTCGGTCTATCCTGTCATCGACAACATGGTGACCTACGACGCACCGCCTCGTCAGGCGCCGACCGCTCCGACCACTCGCTCCGTTGCCGAGTCGCGTGCCGAGTCGATGGCCCGACTCCTCAAGAAGTAGTCGTGGCCTATATCTAACACCCCTATAGACATCAACACAGCGATAATAGCTCGCAGCCCGGTGACAAAGACAACCGTAGAGTGTGCATAAGATTTAAGACACCTTTTTCAAATCTAGTGTGCTTTTGTCTTACTCAGGAAATGGCTGCCCACCTCGACGCACTTGCGGCACGGATCGCGGCGATCACTAACACCTATGACATTGGAGAGTCGGCCAACATCGGATCGTACGTGCAGGCTCCACTCGAGTACGAGGCTATGGTGGATGGAGAGGGCAATACATACCCGGCCGCGTGGGGTGGTGACGGCGTCTCCCGTGGACTGCTGGTCATGAGGATCGTCACTCGGGCCACGCGCCTTGGTGTCACGATCCTGACGGTGTTCAGGGCAGACACGCCTGCGGTCCTCCTCAGCAATCCGGGCACGGAGGCCGGCGTGAACGTCATCGAGCTGGAGAAGGGCATTTACAGGGCGGCTGTGGTCATCCTTCGCGCGGCTGGCAGTTCGGCTCGGATCCCCCTTGCCGGGAGCGACCCCGTGAGGATCGTTGGCAACGAGCTCATCAAGGCGTACGCGACTTGGAAGTCAGAGACGACCGACGCACTCATCGTTCAGACGATAAAGGCTAATCGCCGCTCAATCCCGACCACCGCGCCCATCGAGATCAAGAACGCGTCAATGAGACTGTGCGGCCGTGGATGGACCGGAATGGAGATCATCCTCGACCTTGCCCGTCGGTGTGTGACGGTGGCCGCGGCGACCGAGTTCAACAAGTTGTTCTCCGCCTATACCGGCGAGGTCTCGTGCCTTGTTGGAACGCTCGAATACATCGCATTCGACAAGGATCGGTATATGTACTCGTTCTACACGGGCAACTCCGAAGTGATGGGTGCGAAGCACTACCTCCATCTCTCGGCCATTGCCTACCGCGCGACGATGGACTCGACGTTCCGCGCGTATGACGGAGGATTCAAGCACTGCAAGCTTCCGGAGGAGGTCTTGGCCAGAGTCGAGAGGCTCAAGGAGTTGCTCATCAAGGTCGAGATGAGTGATACCCCGCTGAACTACCTCGGACTTGCGCAGGCGATGGCGGCGAAGTACAACGGGGCGTTGACACCGCAGACCCTCATCCGAGAGACGTTGGCGGGGGTGGTTGTTGAGGACGAGGACAACAACGGTGGCGCTGAGGTGAACGAAGAGGACGCCAACCAGAACGGAGAGAACGGGGAAGATCCCCCTCATCAATAACTCATCGAGTGCAAAGACCAGCCTGGAGGGCAGTACTCGGCAATCATGTCATCAGACACTATCACAATCATCAGGGGAATCCCAAGTACCCAGTAACCCAATCAGCACTACCAGCTTGTCGAGCCCGTCTTCTCTGCCGACTACTATGTTAACCAAGGTAGAGTACGCAGAGAATTCGCTTCTTTAAAATCTACGTTGCGTTTTCTCATGTTCCTAGTTCCGCACGACAGAGACTTTACCGCTAGTAGTCTTGGGCAAGGAAGGACACTGAGCAGGGCCCTAGATGACAAGCGGACCCGTGAGACCGTGGAGGTCGCGTGGCCAGGGGGGGAGTTCAAAGGGAGGGCAGAGGAGTGGGCAGCGTCGTTGTTCGAGCTAGACTCACTTAGGTGCTCAGACCTATGGGGGCCTCAGCTCCTCTACGACATTGGGTCAGGTCAGGTCACAATCGCGAGAAATGAGCATGCCGACCATGCCATCGACCTGGCAAAGGCATTCGTCACGATCCAGCACGACGTACTCAACACGATGGGTCATGAGTCCGCCGGGCTCAGCAAGATCATGTCTTCGTTCGCATCCAACTCGCTACTACTAACAGCGATGCACTTCTCAATCCACCTCAAGAAGGCGATCGAGTACTCGCTCATCCCTCGTACGAACAGAAGGAAGTTGGCAACCGGCCCATTGTTTGACAAGATCAAGGAGAAGAAGTTGACATACCGAGTGCCGTACTCGTCGTTGACCTTCTACTTCACTGAGACCATCGTCCTAGTGGAATACAAGTCCATCGTCTACGCGTGCTCTCACGACCACCTGCTATGCTACTCGGGGAAGGTCGATACCCTTGTGTCAAACGAGATCATGCAAGGTTGGGCCAAAAAGACCTACCTGACTACGCGTGACATCGTCGCCCTGGAGGAGCTCTCAACACTCCTCCATGACTTCCACAGGAAGTACGATCAGGAGTACTTTGCAGGGGCCAAGATGCTCGACGGTCTCTGCCAGGCGTACTTCTTGATGCATCCTGAGGTGGACGGGAGGGAGAACGACCTGATGCTCAACGAGATCAGGAGGAGCTGCGAGGGAGACACTATGCTGGAGGCATTCTTCCACGATGCGTCACACTACCTGAGGATGATGTCTAGCTCAGCACTGATCGAGGCGTCATGCTATGGCAAGTTATCCGGCCACCCGACGGTCGACGTCCCTGCAGGAATGGAGCAGCTGAATGAGCGTGTTAACCGTGTACGAGAGGTGAGTCATACGGTGATAACCAACTCGGTCAATGCGCTCAAGGAGCAGTACGTTGTCAACTATCTCATCAGGAGGAAGACGTGGCCTCCTCTTCTTGAGCCGGTGCCTCAGACGGCGAGGTTCTTGGCCAGGGAGGACGCCCACCCAACCGGGGTGTATGCGGCGAGGCATAACCTGGCGATGACCCGAGAGGACTGGATGGGACTAAACTTTGCCCCGAGTAGGAGGGTGCTCGGGATAACCTCAATCATCTCGTATGTCAAGGACAAGACCATCTGTCTAGGCAGGGATGACCTGTTCTCAACATTTGCTGCCCCTCTCCTGCAG